TTTGGAACTATTTTGCAATTGGCTAATAGTGATCCATCAGGAAATCCTATAACAACAGAATTAAATGGTGGAGTAAATTCTATTTATTTAAGAATATTTTTCTTTAGGATTTATAATGAATTAAAAGGAAAGATATCTTATCGTGAAGCTATTAAAACAATGACATATGGAGATGATAATATTAATTCAGTACCTAAGAAATATGATAGGTTCAATGGTACAAACATTGTAGCAGAAGGGAAGAAATGTGGACTTACAATTACTATGGCAGATAAAGATGCAGATATAACAGATTTTACAAATTTACATGAAAGTGATTTTCTTAAAAGGAAATTTCGTTATTGTCCAGATTTGAAACATATTCGTGCACCTTTAGCTAAAGAATCAATAACTAAAAGTTTATATTTTATGAAGATTGATTCACCTGAACCTCCGTCAATTTTGTTTGCACAAAATGTTGATGGTGCTTTGAGAAAAATTAGTCAACATGGAAAACAAGATTTTGATGAGATGAGACAAAAATTATTGACTATTGCTAATAAACATGATGTAACTCAATTGTGTAAATGGTGGACTTATGATGAATTAATCGATCATGATAGGAAAAATTATTATGATCATTATCAAGGTCATAGTATTGCAGATGTAGGAGATAATGGAGCAATAGAATCAGATTTTGTATCTGAATCTTTTGTGATACCTGAAAAATCAAAACCTGATTTTACTCGAATTTTTACAATTATTGCTGAGATATTCTTAGCATTAATTCCATTTGTAAAAGCTGGTCGTTTCTCAGATATTAGAATGACATTACGTGGATATTATGCAACATTATCATTATTTACGTGTGCACATTATTTCATGCCAGAAAATCTTATTGGTGGAGATAAAGCAAGATGGTTAAATCTAGGTCATAAACTTAGATCGACTTTTGTTGATTTATGGATTACACAAGAAAATGATATTATTAGACCTCAACCATATTGTATTGTATTAGAAGGACCAGCAGGAACAGGTAAAACTACTTGTGCACTAGCCCTTGTTAAAGAACTTTTTAAAAATAAGGGGGGTATTAAACGAAGTGAAATTGTAGTATTAAATGAAGATGATGATTTTCAATCTGAATTTAGAACACATCACCGTGTTGTAATTTTTGATGATGTATTTAATACTAATTATAAGATTTT